CTATGCTACACAATCATATGTAGATACTGCAGTTTCAGGTGTTGTTGATTCTGCTCCCGATACACTCAATACACTCAACGAATTAGCAGCCGCGCTCGGTGATGATGCTAACTTTGCTACGACTACAGCCACAAATATTGGTACTAAGCTAGCTAAATCATCTAACTTATCTGATCTCACCAATGCAGCGACAGCACGTACTAACCTCGGTTTAGGTACTGCTGCGACAACTGCATCAACTGATTATGCTACATCTGCACAAGGCACGAAAGCAGACACCGCACACGGTTGGGGTAATCATGCAAGCGCTGGTTATGGCACGTCTAATTTTAGCGGAGCATATGCCGATCTGACAGGCAAACCATCGCTATTCAGCGGTTCATATAATGATCTGTCTAATAAGCCAACTATACCGACCAATACAAATCAGCTGACGAATGGCGCAGGTTATATCACTGGCATCACAAGCAGTATGGTTACAACTGCACTTGGTTATACACCGGGAACATCATCGTTTAGTGGATCGTATAACGATTTATCTAATAGGCCAACCATTCCAACAAATAATAATCAACTGTCAAATGGTGCTGGTTATATCAACACATCATATGATTTACGTGATCATGGATACATGCATTTAAACCATACTTCATCGGGAACAGATCCAAACTCAACTGCTGAAGCCTGGTTCTTAACTAATCATTCGAATAGTCCTTCAAGTAGTTATTATTGGCATATTCAATCGTGGTTTTGGAGTAGCAAATCCTCATCTAGTAATATGGCTCAATTAGCTATACAATATAATGGTGGTGCTGATGTATATGTAAGATCAAAATATAGTGGATCATGGATTGGTTGGCATAAACTATGGAGTACTGGTAATTTAACAAATCTCAATCAGCTAACTAACGGGCCTGGTTATCTTACTTCATCTAATGGTTTAACTACTACAAATAATTCTGGTCTTAATAGCGATTCTAGAAACACGCGTGGTGTAACACGCCTTTATCGTCGTGATAGTAATTCAGATTATAGCGTACAAACTTATTGGACCGGCTCGTATTGGAGATTATATGGTTATGTTGGTGATACCGGTCATGCTGATACACATGTAGGTTATGCAGATTCTGCTGGTAATGCGGGAACTCTTGATGGTATTGATAGTTCTCAATTTTTAAGAAGCGATGCTAGTGATACTGTTAATGCTGGGGTCACATATACATGGAGTGCTACTAATACACAAGGTTTAATATTCCAAAATGCTTCATATACTGGAAATTATTTGTACATTGGTGGATGGTCAGGCACAAATTCAAGTGGCATATCACGAATAAGAAACTCGAATGCTAATTTGCATATTGACTGTGGTTCGAACGGAAACTTATATTTTAATCATTATTCTGGTGGAAATACTTTTATCCGCGGTAATGTAGCTTGGCATGCTGGAAATGACGGATCAGGTTCTGGACTTGATGCCGATTTGCTAGATGGTATACATGCTTCTTCAATGATGCAGTTAAGTGCCACACAAACAGTCACTGGTATTAAATACTTTAACGGAAATAGAAATACTACTAGTAGTAATCCGCCACTTCAAGCATACGGAACAACTTCTGGCGCAATTATGTCATTCCATCGCGGCGGTTATTATGCTGTCAATTTTGGGTTAGATTCAGACAATGTTATGAGGATAGGTGGTTGGTCTGCTTCAGCAAATCGTTGGCAACTAGATATGAGCGGTAATATGACTGCTGCCGGCAACGTAACTGCTTATTCCGATATTAGACTAAAAGAAAATATTGAAGTTATACCGAACGCTTTAGAAAAAGTAAAACAAATTCGAGGAGTTACATTTACTCGAAATGATCAAGAAGATAAAGAAGCTCGACATACTGGCATAATTGCTCAAGAAGTAGAGATTGTATTACCTGAAGTTGTAGCAGAAGATAATGACGGGGTTAAAAATGTTGCTTATGGTAATATGGTAGGATTACTTATTGAAGCAATCAAAGAACAACAACTGCAAATTGAAGAATTAAAGGAATTAATTAAATGTCAGTAACATATACATATAATGAGCCTGAAGGCAATCAAACAGTCATTGAAGTCGCATTTACAGATGGTATAATTACACATGTTCGTGATGTAAATGCAGTATTTGCTAATGGCTCATTTGACGCAGAAGCCACTGAAACTCGCATTTCTGAGGTAGCGATTGGTATAGAGAATAAAATAGCGGTGGGAGCGATTACACAAAGAATAGAAAATCCCGCGGAAGCGAATACAGCATAATGGCTATACGATCATCAGGAACATTACCAGCATCAGAAATTAATACCGAATTAGGTAGGTCTGCATCTGCTCTATTTAATATGAACGGAGCTCAAGAACGGGCTCTTGCTGGTGTAGCATCTGGTTCTTATGGTTTCAATTCATTTTACGGCAAAAGCGCAACCAAGCAAACTAATATTACATCTGTGGGGCAATACAGGGATGGGTATGGTCCCATTAGATACGGATTTGCGGCGTCTGGAAAAGTTAACTACTATCACGCGGAAGGCTCGACCGCCTCGCTCCCATTCGGCGCTATTTCTGCTACGACGGGAATTATTACTAGTGCAACAATACATAATATATATGCTACAAATTATTATACTGGAGACTATCACTTTGAAATAGCAACCAGTCGTTCAAGCAATGGGGGATGGACAACGGTATCTTTAAATACTGGGGGCAGTCTAACTTATTCAGTAAATAGGACTGCCGCCAGTCATTTTCAACAATTAAATGCGGGAGATAGCAACCCGCAAATTAGTGGATCATATAGGTGGGTATTTGCAGCAAGTTCAAGTTATCACACAACAACAAATACAACCGTCGCGGGAATTTATACTATGTTTTACGACGCATATGTTTACGGCCGAACTATATATTGTACTTTTTCTTAGGAGTTTAAAGTGGTCAATTATGAAATTTTAGAAGTTGATGTTGTCAATACCAGAATACATGTAAAGTATTCTAAAACAGGCAAACCAGATTTTTTTGCGGCTATTGGTATGCAAGAACAATTTACTGCCAATGACTGTCATGAAGAAGCGACAAATCAAGTCGAACAAGCTGAAAGATACTGGGCAAGAATGGATTCAGCAAATACATTTGTGCTTGATACTAATACTGGTGTTGTAAAAGACCATGTGTTTATTGATGCTCCTACATATGATTTCGGAACTCAAAAGATTGAAGAATCAATTACTGAATCAAATACTACTATTACACATGGATGGACAGTAATTGATAAAACAGATGCAGATCTAGCAGCCGATGTAAGAGAAAAGAGAAACGATTTGTTACGTTTGACTGATACGTGGGGATTTTCTGATCGGACAATGACTGATGAAATGCTCGCATATCGTCAAGCATTGCGAGATATTCCAACTCAGAATACTTTTCCTACATCGGTCATTTGGCCTGTACAACCGATAGATTGATATGAGTGTTAAATTCTATGTGCTTTGTAGTTCTAATCTAAAGGCTACAAAACGACACGAGCGGACCATACCGAAAGAAGATATTCACTTCGTCTTTAATAGTACTGATGAAGCGTATGTTAATTCTGCTGTAGAATATGCCACAAGTGCGAATATTGCATATTCAGTCACAACATCTGACGGCACACCTGCCACTGGAAAAAACAGCGTACTAGATATATTCACAGCATCAGATAATGATTATATGGTGTTAGTAGATGGCGACGATTTTATTACGCCACACGGTATATGGACATATAAACAACTAGCGCAATCCAATACATGTCCTGATGTTGTGGCTCTCGAATATCAATATGGAATATATGCTGATTGGGGTTATTTGACTCCACATCACTATAATCCTCGAGTCGGAGTCTCAGACATTTATGACCACGGACAAATTCAAGGATTTCCTACTCGCTGTTTTATTTTAAAACAAGATTTTTGGCAGAAGGCAATTAATGGCAACTACATTCCCACACCTGCAGGAAATGATTTTGCTGTACAATTATCTCAGGCTCATACGAAATGGGCTCAATATGCATATCGATATATTAATAATTGGGAATCACATTGTCGTGTAGTGTTTTATTCTAAAGCAGCTGCAGCACATCGATTTGATACTGACCATTTGATTGGTGAAGATACACTACAATATTTCATACTAAAGCATGAGCACATACAAGGCAATCTAACAATGAAAGTTTTGACTGATCGATATCCAACCTACGTCTATGATACTCGTGTTGAGGGTGTTTGTGGTGATGCCCAAAATCGTGTAGGAAATAGAGGTTGGGAAGAATGGTTAAGAAAACTTGGTGATAAATATGAACAGTACGACAATGAAGGCAAGATGCACGACTACGAACTGCCTAAAGTAGAAGTGCAATGGAATACACGAAATGATTTAGATTCGTATGATATTGTGTGGCCTGATGGTTATAAGCCTAACGTCTTAAATCTTGTTAATTTTCCTGGGCCGCGGTATATATGGTGGGATGCTCAAGCTGGAATTCCTGGCCAAGGAGAACTTTTCAGAGTTGGACCGGATGGTGGATGGCAGTAGAAATCAAAGTGATATAAATAATAGGTAACAATATGCAAGAAACTGGTTTATCTGGAACGTTAGAGATTAAAAAGGCCGACGGGTCTGTAATCACTCTTCAATTGACAACCAAAGATAATTCAAAAGAAGAAAAAACTTTAGGAGAAAAACAAAATGGCGACACTTCAACATCCAACGCTGATCCGTGATCTGATCGCTGACACCGTCGTAGATCAAATCGATGCAGGCGGCTCTGCTGGTTCATTGATCTTTTATACATCAAATGGTGGTACTGCACTTGCTACGTTGACCTTTAGCGCAACTGCATTTAATGCTTCAGCTAATGGTACAGCGGCAGCGGCTACGATCACTTCTAACACTAATACTGGTGCTGGAACTGTTACGTGGTTTGAAGTACAGGATTCATCTGGTAACACAATCTTCGAAGGCGATGTAACCTCTGACGACGTCGGTACTGGTTCAATTCAGCTTTCGTCTGTGGCACTGGGTACTGGTGATACTGTCTCTGTCAGCTCTTTGACTTACACTGCACCCAATTAATTAATTATGTTTCAAGGTACCGTTAGACCGGTACCTAGTTACCGGGCAAAAATTACTAAAGAGAAAGACCGGCTAGTACCGGTCTTTTTCTTGCGTGGTGATTTATGTCTTTGAATAGAATAATCTATATTGAAGACGGAGGCGATAGTAGTAATAACTACGTAGAACTCGGCTACGTCATCAAATACGAAGATGCTGCTGGTGCATTAACAACATCTGCATCTTCTACAGGTTCTGGTATTCGCACCGTTGTTTCTTCAGTCGGTGCTATCGGAATTACTACATCTATTGTTGGTACAGGTAATCGTCAGATAACAGGTACTGGCGCTGCACCACAAAATAACAGTTCTGTTTCTGGTGAAGCCGAACGTGCAGTTACGGCGACTGGATCTCTTGACTCAACCAATTCGTCTGTAAATGGTATTGCTGAATTAGCATATATTGCAGACGGCGCGATTGTATCTGGTAATAGTACATTATCTGGTACAGGTGTCAGACAAGTTACTGCAACGGGTAATCTTGTTACTACAAACTCTTCTACCGCAACTGGTGAACGCGAAGTTACTGGTTCTGGTACGCTTATAGCATCTAACTCTTCGACTGGTACTGGTGAGAGAGAAATCACTGGTACTGGTTCTCTTGTTACAACGAACTCTAGCATCGGTACGGGTGAACGTACAATTACCGGTACGGGTTCACTTATCAGTACTAATTCCTCTACTGGTACAGCAGAAAGAGAAATCACAGGTGTTGGTTCTCTTATCACGACTAACTCAAGTGTTGGTACTGGTGAACGTACGATCACATCTACTGGAACTCTATCAACCTCCGCGACTGTAAGTGGCACAGCAGAACGTGAAATAGTACTCACTACTGGCACACTTGGTATTACGACTTCGATAGTCGGTACAGGTGAACGACAAGTCACAGCTACATCTGCACTGATAACATCAGCTTCAGTTAATGGTATAGCTGAGAGAGAAATTACCTCAAGCGGCTTATTGACTACAGCTGCAATTGTTAGTGGTGTCGCTGAAAGAGCAATCACGGCATCTGGTTCTCTGTTGACATCTGCAAGCGTAAATGGTGAAGTTGAAAGAGAAATTACACTTACGACTGGCACATTAGGTATTACTACATCTATTGTCGGTACTGGTGAGCGTCAGATCACTGGAACATCTGCACTGCAATCGCAAATTTCAAGTGTAGTAGGTATAGCTGAGCGTGAGATTACGGCCACTGTTGGTCTAATTACCAATGCGAATGTATCTGGTGAAGGTGTAGCAGGAAAACAAGGTAACGGTGCAGTTGTTGCTACGACACCTATTGTTTCTGGTATTGCTGAACGCGAGATTGTTTCTACATCTGCTACCCTTATATCTGACAACTCATCGACTGGTGTAGGTGAGAGAGAAATAACTGGTACTGGTAATCTCGTAGTTACTAACTCTTCTGTTGGTGTAGGTGAGCGTGAGATTACTGCGACAGGTAATATTACAACTAATGTTAGTGTTGTTGGTTCTGGTATACGTCAAGTAGTAACTACATCTGCAAATCTTTCTACTGCAGCCGAAGTAAATGGTACGATCGAGCGCGAAGTTGTTTCGACGACTGGCGCCATTGGAATTACTACATCAATTGTTGGTCAAGGTCTGCGTGAAGTTACCGCAGTCGGTATTAATGGCCGTGATGATGATCGCAACGCAAGTGTCTCTGGTGTAGCGGAACGCGAAATCACCGGTACATCTACTCTCATTACTGCCGCAACAGTCAGTGGCGTTGCTGAACGAGAAGTCGTCAGCATATCTGGTACTGCCGACGATAATAGAATTTCTGTAGTTTCAGGTATTGCAGAAAGAGAAGTTAAAGTACTGACCGGTCCAACAGCAGAAACATCAGTCGTCAATGGTGTTGCTGAAAGAGAAATTACAATTGTAGATGGTACGTTAGGTATTACAGCATCTATTGTTGGTCAGGGTCTACGTACTGTTACAGATGAATCAGCTGCTCTTATTTCTTCCACTTCAGTTGCAACTGGTGTAGCTGAACGTGAAGTTGTCAGAACTGATACTGCTACTATTCGACCTGTTATCGACAATGTTGTGTCTGGTGTAGTAGAGAGAATTGTTACCGTAGAGCAAGGTGTTACTAGTGATAACTCAGCTGTTTCTGGTTCTGCTATCAGAGAAGTCAAGGTTGTTTCTGGTCCGACAACATCAGCATCTATTTCTGGCTCTGGTATCAGAGAAGTTGTATATGTCAGCGGTACTGCAGACGATAATAGAACATCGGTTGTCAATGGTATATCAGAACGTGAAGTAGTCTATGCAACTGGTACTAATGATGACGATAGAATATCTCGTGTCAATGGTGTAGCAGAACGAGAAATCGTTGCAACTGGTACATCTGACGATAATAGAATATCGACAGTCTCAGGTGTCGGTGAACGCGAGGTTGTTATTGTCGGTGTTGGAACTGCAGACGATAATAGAATCGGTAGTGTCTCTGGTTCTGGTATCAGAGAAATTGTATCGGTCGATGGTACAATTGGCATTACTGCATCTATTATTGGTCAAGGTCTCAGAACTGTTACAGCTGAAGGTGTCAATACATCTGACGATGATAGAAATGCTAGTGTGTCTGGTACAGCTGAGAGAGAAATCACATACGTATCAGGTACAGCAGATGATAACAGAATAACTTCTGTATCTGGCGTTGGTGAACGTGAGATCACTGTTAATGGTTCTCTTACCACAGCCGCTGCTGTTTCTGGTATTGCAGAGCGTGAGATTACTGTAGTCGATGGTACATTAGGCATCACAGCGTCCATCATAGGTCAAGGTCTGAGAACAGTTACGTCTGTTTCTACTGATCTTGTTACGAGTGGTAATGAGATTAATGGTGTAGCAGAACGAGAAATTACCGGTGACGGTTCTCTATTGGTTACAAATGGTTCTGTAAATGGTATCTCAGAGCGTGAGATTACTATTGTATCAGGAGCTGGTGATCTTGTATCTGGTTCTTCAGCGGTCGGTACTGGTGAACGTCAGCTAGATTATGTTGCTGGTGTTGATGGAATTACTACTTCAATAATTAATGGTTCTGGTATTAGAACTGTTGTTAGTGAATCGACAAGCCTAGAAGCTGTTGGCCTAAATGTCAATGGTGTTGCAGAAAGAGAAGTAGTTGCGGCAGGAACAGCAGACGACAATCGAATATCTATCGTCAGCGGTGTGGCAGAAAGAGGTATTGTAGTTACTCAAGGCGCATTGGGTATTACTACATCAATTGTTGGTACTGGCGAACGTCAGATGACATCAGTATCAGCCGCACTAGTAGCTGATACATCTATTGTCAATGGTGTCGCTGAAAGAGAGATTACTGGTACAGGATCGGCAGTTTCTACGGTAGCTACAGTTGATGGTATAGCTACTAAAGAATTGACTGGTAGCGGTAGTGTTGCAGCTGTAGGTTCTTCTGCATCTGGTGTGGCTGAAAGAGAAATAACAACTGCAATTAGTTTACAACCTACAGCTTCGGCTAGCGGTACAGGTATACGTGAAGTTGTATTGACAGAAACTGCTATTGATGGCATGACATCGTCTATCGTCAGCACTGGCGAACGTGAGATGACGTCGAAAGCCGGCGATTTACCAAGAAATGATAGTGAAGTAAATGGTGTTGCTGAACGTGTAATTACTACGAAGAGCTCTTCTCTCGTATCCGATAACTCGTCGGTTGAAGGTGATGCTACTCGTGAGATGACAACATCAGCTCAGGTATTCGCTGTTCCATCACGAATGAGAGCGGTGAATACTGCTGGTGCGGCGCGCATTAGTATTTCTGTTGAGAGAAATGGTAATGGTAATCTTGTAGCTACTGGTTCTGCAGTCGTATCACCAGATGTTGAACGTATTATTACTTCTGTTGTAAGTAATCTTACTGTTACAGATCCAGGTTCGGTATCTGGTGTTGGTGAGCGTGAAATTACTCACGTAGCAGGTGTCGGTAATGTTCATGCCGGCAATTCATCTGTGGGTAATGGTGAACGTATAGTTAAGATTATATCTGGCGTAGGTCAAGGTATCTCTACGGTTAATGGTATAGTTGAAGTAGAAAGTACACTAAATAGTGCACTGAAGACTATCACGATTGTATTGCCAGATACACAAGAAATACAAACAATTGTTGATGAATATACTGGACAAATACGAATCAAACTTCCAGGAGATGGCTACAAAACTATAACAACAACTTTAGCCATAAAACAAAAAGAAAAAATTGTCGTATAAATAAAAATAACCAGAACCGGAGATAAGAGATGGCAGTTCCAACAACAAGAGATGAATTTAAGGAGTATTGTCTTCGTTCTCTTGGTAAACCAGTAATTGAAATTAACGTTGATGACGATCAAGTAGATGATAGGATCGATCAAGCGTTACGTTTCTACTGGGACTATCATTTTGATGGCACCGAAAAAATATATTATAAGCATGAGATCGATGCTAACACTGTCTCAAATAAGTACATCGATTTACCTGAAAATATTATCGGCGCGGTAAAGCTTTTCCCGATTGGTGATCCTAATACCTCATCTGGTGATATCTTTAATATTCGTTATCAGATTGCACTAAACGATCTCTATACACTAACGAATGTAGCATTGATTGATTATTATATGACAATGGAACATCTCTCATTAGTGTCTGAGCTTCTCATAGGAAAACCACAAATCAGATATAATCGTCACAGAAATAGATTACACATTGATGAAACTGCTGGCGATTTAGAAGTAGGACAATATCTTTTAGTCGAAGCATATGAACTCGTAGATCCAGCTACATACACTGACGTATGGTCAGATCGTTGGTTACAATACTACACTTCGCAACTTATCAAACGACAATGGGGAGCTAATCTCACAAAGTTTGAAGGACTACAGTTGCCAGGCGGTGTTACGTTTAATGGTAGACAAATATACGACGATGCACAAACTGAAATTTCTAAATTAGAAGACGAGATGATTAATAATTATAGTTTGCCAGTAATGGATATGATTGGTTAACACTAGCTAATTATACTTACAATCAAGGATTTGTACATAGCTCATGCCTACTAACGAGTATTTTGATAATTTCTATAATAGACCTGAACAGACCCTCATTGAGGACCTGATCATTGAGTCTATTAAAATATATGGACATGACGTATTTTATTGTCCACGCACCGTTATAGCTAGAGATAATGTACTAAATGAAGATGCTCTTTCACAATACAATTCTTCTTATCAAATAGAAATGTATATTAAAAATGTTGAAGGATTTGAAGGAGAAGGAGATTTTCTCTCACGTTTTAACATACAAATTAGAGACGAGATTACGTTCACGGTGGCCAATCGTCGTTATGATGAAGCAGTAGGAGCTTATGAAGAATCGATACGTCCTGAAGAAGGCGACCTTATATATTTCCCGCTAACAGAAAAAATATATGTAATCAAGTTTGCAGAACATGAAGCTCCTGTTTTTTATCAGATGGGAGCATTACAATGTTATGATCTTCGTTGTGAGTTATGGGAATATAGTAGTGAGGTACTAAATACGGGTGTTGAAGCGATTGATAAATGGTCGGCTTTGTATTCAGATGCAATTGCAAACACTGATGATGATAGTATTACATATGATGCAAATAATAATATTATTATGGATGCAAATACAGGCAGACCATTAGGTATGTCTGGTACTGTTGATGTAGATGATGTATTCGATGATGGCTCTGTATATCAATCTGAAGCTCTTGAGTTCATTGATTTCTCAGAAGAAGATCCGTTTAGCGACCGCGGTAGGTACTAATGTTTGGAAGAACTTTTTATCACGACACTCTACGCAAGTACGTTATCTTGTTCGGTACTCTATTCAATGATATTCAAATCAATAGAGAAGATACTGGTGGTAATGTTAAACAAGTAGTCAAAGTGCCTTTGTCATATGGTCCAAGAGAAAAATTCTTGGCTCGTATTGATGGCATCGATGGAAACAGAGATCCTCAAGAACAACCGTTCTCAATTGTTTTACCACGTATGGGTTTCGAAGTAACTGGTTTTAACTACGCGCCAGAAAGAAAATTACCGACTCGAAATAAATTTACCGAAGTCGTTTTAAACGATGAATTTGGCAAAAGAAAAATGCATCGGTATAATCCCGTGCCCTATGATATTAATTTTTCGCTTTCTATTTTTGTTAAAAATACAACCGATGGCACTCGTATTATAGAACAAATTTTACCATACTTTACACCTGAATGGACAACAACAGTTCAACTTACTGAAGATCCTGATGTCACTCTTGATGTTCCGCTAGTATTGACAGGCACAACTCAAGATGACGTATACGAAGGAGCATTTGAAGAAAGAAGGGCACTCATATGGCAACTTGATTTTACAATGAAAGGCTTTTTCTTTGGACCTACTTATCGTCAAGGCATTATCAAGTTGGCGAATACAAATATATACGACGCAACATTGTATGATGATATTTTTGACGCTCCTACCGGTACAGATCCTGTTTTAGAAACAGCAGCGCGAATAGTAAATCGGCCCGGACTACTTGCTAATAATCAACCAACAACTTATGCAGACATTAATATAGAACAAGCGACTGCTGTAGCATCGATCAGTGATGGACAAGTTACAGAAATTACAGTAGTAAAACCAGGTGTAGGATATAAAGAGGCCACTATTACTATTTCAGGAGGCGGAGCTAGTAATACAGCAACCGCAACCGCAAATGTAAAACACGATGGCATTAATGTAATTACTGTTACCCATGGCGGTGCTAATTATACTAGTACACCAACAGTTACTATATCAGCACCAGATTTAGAATCTCTTGGTCTTAGTGAGATAGCAGCTGATTCTAATTACGGATTAGTTGTTGATATAAAGGATCCATGGCCTGATAGTGCTAATACATGAAGGATAAGGACATGAAAGATAATGCACAATTGGATGACATTTTAGATGTCAAGTCAACTACGATAATTGAAATAGACGATGACAAGCCATTACCCACAACGTATCGGCCATCATTGCATGAGACTGATAAAGAAGTTGAGAACGATACCAAATATGTACGTCAGAATTTTTATGATCTGATTGAGAAAGGTCATAGTGCCATTGACGAACTACTTGCAGTTGCAGATCAGTCACAACATCCACGAGCCTATGAAGTACTGGCTACAATGATTAAAACGATGGGTGATATGAACAACGATCTGTTGGGTATGCATGAGAAAAAACAAAAACTCACCGGTGAGAAACCAGAAGATAAGAAAGAAACAGTCAACAACAATCTTTTTGTGGGCTCTACAAGTGAGCTACTCAAGTTGATGAATAAAGATGACAGTTGATATTCGTGATATTGAGGATTACCGTTCATATCTTGGTAATGTAAACCTCAAAAGAAAAGGCGTAACGATCGAATGGACCGAAGAGATGGTCCAAGAATTCGTTAAGTGTGCAAAGGATCCAATATATTTTGCTGAGAAGTATATTCAGATCGTACACGTTGACCACGGACTAATACCGATCGAGTGCTATGACTATCAAAAAGAAATCATCGAAAAGACCACAAACAACCGACGAGTATGCGTGGTCACGAGCCGCCAAGCGG